CGCGTGTTTACGGGTGCGCCGGCGGATTGGTCATTTGTTGTACGGAAGCACTTATTGTCCTTCGTCAAGGTGGTACAGGAGAACCGCCTCTTGTTCGAAGCTGCCCCTGGTTGTGTCACGCAGTCCCTGGAGTGGGAACAATTTCGAGATTATCTGGTTGCTCATGGAGAGGATCAGATTGTTGCTGGTGATTATGGTAAGTTCGACAAGAAGATGACTGCACAGGTCATTTTGGCAGCGTTTGATGCAATTATTGCCATTTTGAAGTTTGCGGGGTGGTCCATGGAAGACCTTCTCGTGATCTACGGAATTGGTGAGGACACCGCGTATCCCTTTGTCAACTTCCAAGGTGACCTCGTCATGTTGTACGGATCGAACCCGTCTGGTCACCCGCTCACAGTCATTATTAATAGTATCGTGAACGCTCTCTATTTGCGCTACTGTTACATTGTGTTGTCGGAAAAGAGGGAATGCCGATCTTTCAAGACGTATGTGAACTTGCTCACGTACGGCGATGATAATGTGATGGGTGTCTGTCGCTCTATCCCTTGGTTCAATCACACTGCCATTGTAGGGGCTTTGAAGACGATTGGTGTTGAGTACACCATGGCTGACAAGGAGAGTGTGTCGGTGCCTTACATCAACATCAATGATGTGTCCTTTTTGAAGCGTACGTGGCGCTTTGATGCGGAAGTTGGAGCGTTTGTTTGTCCGCTTGAGGAGCAGTCTATCCACAAGATGTTGTGTGTGAACATCCCAAGCAAGACTATTTCAGCGGAAGCGCAGATGTTGTCCGTGATGAATAGTGCTGTGCGTGAATGGTTCTATTACGGTCGAGAACGTTTCGAAGTTGAGCGAGAGTTTTTGAACAATGTGTGCGTTAAGTTCGAGTTGTGTCCACCTGTGCCGTTTCCAACGTGGGACCAACTCAAAGATTCCTTCTGGAGAGCGTCTGAAGGTTTGTCTGTTGTTCGTTTGGGTGAGTATCGCAGTCACCTGGACCTAATTGGTCCGAAACCATCTGTTGTCGTAGTGTAAAGATCTGCGTTTGTCGTTTTATGTAACTTGTGTGTCAAATGAGTGTGCGTATACTATGTGAACCCACCCGTCGTTACGGGTTCGCCTTTTTAGGAGTGAGAATTCTGGGTGTTCGTCAAGTTCAAAGCGTATTGTGCAATGGGGATTGCGTTGTGCGTATTTAAATATTCCTCACTGAAAATTATTCGTCAAGTGGTACCCAGCAGTACCCAAATTCTGCTGGCGGTTCGCTGGGTTACGAAAACCCAGCCACGAGGTTTGACTTCGAAGTGCAGAAGTGTTCCTCCCATTGCTTTGGGTGTGTGCTGCAAGCCACACCTGAATCAATGGCCCCATCGTCTGGACATGGTTCGATGATGGAATCCCAGACCACCGCATTTTTGGATGAGGTGGCTGGCGTGGAAGAAGGTATGACAGCCTCTAGCAATGAGTATGAGAACCAAGATGTTGAAGTTTCGGCTGATCTCAAAGGTTTCTTGGCCCGACCAGTGCGAATTGCTTCGTTCACTTGGTTGGAATCTGATGCAACAGGTACGTTTACCCAGTTTGACCCTTGGTCCTTGTTTCTGAACAATACCCAGATCAAGTACAAGTTGAATAACTATGCCTTCCTGCGGGGCAATTTGAAGGTGAAGATTGTGGTCAACGCATCGCCGTTTTATTACGGAGCGATGCGGGCATGTTATCAGCCTCTGCCAGACTTTAAGGCAAGCACCATTCGGACAGATGTTACTTTGGGTCGGTTAATTCCGCACTCACAACAACCGGGTCTGTGGATTCATCCACAGCACAGCGAAGGTGGTGTATTGACCTTACCGTTTTTCTACCCCAAGAATTTCTTGCGCATTGGCTTCGCCAGTGATGTTGCAGGAATGGGCGTGTTGAGAATGGTGTCTTACACCCCCTTGGCGAGCGCAAATGGAGCAGTTGGGCAAGGTGTGTCCGTGCAGCTTTATGCGTGGATGGAGGACGTCTGTCTAGGTGGACCAACTCTTGGTCTTGCTATGCAAGCGCAGGATGAGTATGGGACAGGTGTTGTTTCAGCGCCTGCTTCCACCATCGCAGCAATCGCTGGCAGACTGAGAACTGTGCCACTTATTGGCAAGTTTGCCACAGCAACGGAAATGGGTGCACGAGCGATCAGTGGGATTGCGCAACTGTTCGGTTTTACTAATGTGCCTGTCATTGCGGACACAATGCCTTACCGTCAGACGCCGTTTCCACAGATGGCGAGCTCTGAAATAGGGTACCCAGTTGAGAAGTTGACGCTGGATCCCAAGAACGAGTTGACCATTGATCCCACTTCTGTGGGTCTCGGTCCCGAAGATGAGTTGGCAATTCAGTCATTGGTTGGACGCGATTCATTTCTTGCCTCCTCCACGTGGTCTACCACACAAGCTGTTGATACTCCTCTCTTTACCACTCGTGTCACGCCATTTCAGATGCAGTTGGACACAGCAGGTAGTGGACTCGTATACTGTACGCCTGTTGGTATGGTCGCAAAGATGTTTGCTCATTGGCGCGGTGATTTGATCTTTACGGTTAAGATTATCGCGTCGCCCTTTCACAAGGGGCGCATCCAGATTTCGTATGATCCAGCCAACAATTCAGTTCAAACCACAGGTGTTGTGGGATCGGCTGTGTATAATGCTATTCTGGACATCGGTCAAGACACTGAAGCTGAGGTGCGGGTTCCGTACCAACAGGCTCTGGCTTGGTTGCGTGTCAATGGCACGTTATCCAATGCCAATGTTCCGTTCACGACATCGGCGTCACCAGGATTGGTTGCGAATGATACCTTCGACAACGGACTTCTGTCCGTCAAGGTTCTGACGTTGCTAACCGCTCCTATAGCCACCTCATCAGTGTCCGTACTCGTGTTCGTGCGTGGGGCTGACAACCTCGAATTTGCGAATCCTACAGATATTGGTCTGGACTTGACACCGTTCTCTTTGCAGGCTTCACCTGAACCAATCATGCTGCCCATGGGAGTTGTGTCTGACAAACCACTCCAGGAGCGCAATCGTGTTCATTTTGGTGAGACCATTCGATCGGTACGTCAGGTGCTCCGCCGTTCAGTGTGGTCTGAAATGGTGTGGAACACCACAGCGAATTCCAGTGCTATCCAGGTGTTCAAGTGGCAGACATCACGGTGGCCTTCGGCATATGGATATGATCCAGCAGGACTGGATAGTGCAGTAGGCACTGCCGTCCCAGCATCAAATTTCCCGTTCTCATTCGCGAAGTTGCTGCCCTTCCATTGGGTGGTGAACTGCTTCCTAGGTATGAGAGGCTCAGGTCATGTGCATTTCAATGTGCAATCGCCTTTACCACTCACCATGGTGACAGCCAACCGTCATAATCACGGAGAGCAACAAGCAGCTTATGGCATTGGTAATGCTGCGGCCGGTACGATGTCGTCGAATGCGAGGGTCTACTTGCTAGCTCTTCAGCCCACTGCGGGTGGAGTAGCATTGACCAATCAACAGACTCAATCTGGACTTTCGATCAGTGTGCCATCATACACACAGTACAAGTTCCAATCAACTGAGATGGGGAACATCACTGCGCCTCCTCTCTCGGGTTCTGTTGGACATGATGGTTCTTCGTTGGAGACCATTGACTTTATTGTCGCAACCAATGCCTCCGGCAATCAGAACTTACCTACTGTGCGTGTCAATAAGTACACTGCTGTTGGTACTGATTTCACCGTCTTCTTCTTCTTGAATGTACCGACGTGGCAGTATCTTCCAGTTGTGCCACCAGCAAACTAACAGGGGATGTT